CGCAAGATTTCTCCTCACAGGTTGGCATTAAGTTTTTGTTTTTTTCTATTTGTTCTGGGCTCATATTTCTAGTATAATCGTAATAATATTTTGATTTTGTCATTGTACAATTACTATTGTTGTAAAGTTTACTTTATCTTTAGTAACCTTTAAGTAATTTATCCCTTTATCTAATTTTATTCTTTTAGTATTCTTGTAGTAAACATGATTCTTACCCAAATTGTCTATCACTAATACATCTACTTCTTCTCTAAAGTTTATATAATCTCTTGTTGGGTTAGGGTAAGGTATTATCGCCATCCTT